GAATCTCTGGCTGACACATGCTGCAAAGGCGACAGTTTATCTCCTACTGGCGCTTGGAAGTGCGGCGTGATGTCTTTACCTATAGGGGACGTCAAATGCGATGAAAAATATTTCGAACGGCTGTTTGAAATTCCATTATCATCAAGACAGGTTATAGTCTTACATAGAAAATGTATGCACAATGAATATGTTGGTTTAAACAATAGATATTTGGCTGAAACACCAAATGCTGTTACTTATGACGTTGATCTCGTCACATCTATTGTTGAAGAATTAGCTGGACTAATAAAACCACATTTTGAAGGTCCGATATCCTTAGAGACGTTTGTAACGAATAAGAAGGGTAAACTTGGTAATAGATACCGAGAAGCGGTCAAGTCAGTGCTACAGGATGGTTTCAATTTGAAACGACACAACATAATCAAAGCATTCCTTAAAACAGAAGTATTTAATGAAGAAAGTAAACCACCCAGGAATATCATGGGTAGAGATACTAGATTTAATTTACTATATGGTTTATTTACTACACCATTGGAACATGCTATGATGAAGGTCCCCGGTATAATGAAAGGGAAGAACCTCAAAGCAAGAGGGTTGTGTTTTCAAGAAAGGATTTATGGTGAACATTACTATGAATGGGATATGAGTAAGTTTGAGGCGAGTCAGAGAGAAGAGATTTTGCGACACATTGAGTTATTACTCTGGAAGTTGCTGCTCACTCCTGAAGACCACAAATTAATTTCCCAAATCTTTGAAGCCAAAATGCAAAAGAAGGGCTATTTTCCAACAGGTCTGTTATTTGAATTTCTATTTTGTAGAGGTTCTGGTGACATGGATACCGGTTTATTTAACACGATTTTAAACTGGGTTGCAGCTAAGTACTTTGAGATTAAGAACAACTTACCTCAGAATAGATTTGCAGTTGACGGAGACGACGGTGTGGGTTCTGTGCCACGCGATATGGACAAGTCGTCTTTAAAAAATACTTTTGTGGAGTTTGGTTTTACAGCCAAATTATTCTACAAAACTGATTACCATGATGTAGATTTTTGTAGTGGAAAGTTTCTCATGTATAATAAGAGTGGTGATTTCACTCTTGTTAACAACCTTAACAAAGTCTTGAATAACGTGGGTTTTCTGAAAACCCATAGGTTCGACCATTGCACTGGTCAATATTATTCTAGCTTGGGTTACATGTATAGTATCTTATATCCGAATTTCCCTATATTTTCTGATCTGTCTAAATTTCTCATGAGCTTTAGTAAAGCAAAAGTTAACACCGAGATATTGGATTTTGTAAATCCGATGTACTCTGAGATATTTAAACTAGAGCAAAACCAACTCACAAAATACGACATTGATGTTGAGTTTATGCATTCAGAATACTACCTATCATTTGGGCTGGGCCCAGCTGAGATAGAGAACATTATGAAGTTTCTTCGTAATCACACAGTAAAATTGCCTGACAACAGGAATCGCACCATTAGAACTAGAGGTGCAGGCCAACACATAGAACAACTCAATTACAGTGAAGCAGAACAACTGCTCAAACAGAGTTGTGTGGTAACAGTCGATATTGAGAGTCGGAAGAAACACCTCAATAAGATCAGAAAACGATGTTACTAC